AATGGATCGGAGGAGGGTAACATTGATACTCTTCGTAACAAGATCAAACACTTTGCATCAACAGTATCTTTGCAGGGTGGCTACAAGGTTGTAATCCTAGACGAGGCCGACTATCTAAATCCACAGTCGACTCAACCTGCATTACGTGGATTCATTGAAGAGTTTAGTAACAACTGTCGATTTATTATGACATGTAACTTCAAGAACCGCATCATTGAACCTCTACATTCTCGATGTTCTGTTGTAGAGTTCAATATCGCTAAGAAGGATATGCCAGATCTATGTGGCTCGTTTATGAAACGTGTAGGAACAATCCTTGATGGCGAAAATGTAGAATATGATCAAGCAGTGATTGCAGAATTGATCATGAAGCATATGCCAGATTGGCGACGAGTACTCAATGAATTGCAACGATACTCTGTCTCTGGTAAGATTGACACGGGCATCCTAGTATCGCTATCCGAAGTTTCCATTGGTAACCTTATGAGTGCGATGAAGGATAAAAACTTTAAAAAGATGCGACAATGGGTAACTGATAATATCGACCAAGAACCTGCTGCACTATTCAGAAAAGTCTATGACAATATGGCAGAATATGTCGAACCACAATCAATACCTCAGTTGGTTTTGATCCTTGCGGATTATCAATATAAGAACAGCTTCGTTGCTGATCATGAACTCAATATGGTTGCATGCTGTACTGAAATAATGGCAGGAGTACAATTCAAATGATGATGAAAGATTACGAAAAAACTGTAAATGAGATGAACAAGCAACTATACACAGCGTATGGTAAAATCGTAGAGTTGCAAGAACGCATCGATGAACTAAAACAAAGCAACACAAAACTTTGTCAAGAAGTTCGTGATTATCAAAAGCGAGGTGAAGAATAATGGAAGATTTAACTTGGACATTATGCCCTCACGGCAAAAGCAAAAACGTTGCTCAATGGGTAGTAGATAATTTTTCAGATAAGACTGCTACTCGCGCTGTCGATGTTTGGGTAAAGGCATCTCAACAAATATTAGATGCAGAAGAAAATGCGTAACAAGTACTGGCGACTATGGGCTAAATCACTCGGCGAAAAGGTTGGTGCTACCGACAAAGAAGCTGATCGCGTCGCACTGATACGAAGTGTAGTAGTCCTAGTCAACTTTATTACTTGTTTCTTTATTATTGCAGGAGTGATACATCAGTGGTAAAACCTTTTGATTATGTAAATGATATCAACTACGGCAAGAAAAACATTATGGTCGATGATGTTGCTGAAAAAGACTACAATGCTTTTATCGTAAATCGTGCACTATCGTACTTTAATGATACTGTGCTTTATGCAAACGAGATGAATATCCACCATTCTCTTGATTCAAAGCTTCAATATAGTTTTCTTATAAATATAGTTAGGAAACAGAAGCGGTGGTCTAAATGGCTAAAACCGAACGAAGTTACTAACTTAGAACTCATCAAAGAGTATTATGGCTATAGCAATGAAAAAGCTAAATCTGTATTATCGTTATTAAATGATGAACAATTACAAGAATTGAAAAATAGGATTTATAAAGGTGGAAAACGAAAATAGCATTGAAGTGAAAAACTGGACTCCTAACGATATGTTGGAAGTCTCACTTAACGAACCTGATGATTTTCTCAAGATCAGAGAAACGCTAACCCGTATTGGCGTTGCATCTCGAAAAGATCAGAAGTTATTCCAATCATGCCACATCTTACACAAACAAGGAAGATACTTTATTGTTCACTTTAAAGAACTATTTTTACTTGATGGTAAGCCAAGTAACTTGATTGAGAATGATTTAGAACGAAGAAATACCATTACGACTCTACTCTCCGACTGGGGATTGGTTACAATCTTAAATGAAGAAGTTGCCCAAAACTGTGCACCTCTCAGACAGATTAAGGTTATTCCATATAAAGAAAAGTCGCAATGGGAACTCTGTCCAAAATACAATATTGGAAATTCTGCAGAATAATTTGCAAACTATTTTCAAAGCTGTATAAATAATATCGTGGTGCCGATGGTCGGGCCACGAGTTTATAACCTTGCTTAACAATAGGAGGAAACATGGTTAGAAATACTTTAAATGTGCCGCGTTCATTATTCGTTGGCTTCGAAGGATTGTTCGATGAGCTAGAGAGAATTCATACTTCTGCTAGAACTGGTAACGATAACTACCCACCCCACAATATCGTAAAAATCGATGATGAAAGATTTCTCATTGAGCTTGCTGTTGCGGGATTCACTGAAGATGATGTCAGTATTGATGTTAAAGATGGCATTCTAAAAGTGCGTGGTAAGATAGATGGAGATGAACGTGAATATGCTTGGAAAGGTATATCATCCCGCAAATTCGAGAAGAGCTTCCGCCTTTCCGAATTTGTCGTAATTGACGGTGCTGATCTAGAGAACGGTATACTCGTGGTTTACGCCAGAGTGGAAGTTCCGGAAGAGAGGCGTCCTCGGAAGATCGAAATAGGGTCTGCTGGGGCATCAAAGAAGAAACAATTCCTACAGGAATAGTCAATCAGCGAAAACTCAGTAGATAAGTACTTACTCATTTACTGGAGAAAAGCAATGAAACATATTAGCAAGAAAAAAGCGAAGTATGGTGATTTTGTTGAGGCCCTAGAAGGATTTGTAGTTTTGGTATTATCAGGTGGTTTAGTGCTAGGTGTAGCACCATCTATTATATACCTACAGGCTATGAACTTCTAGTCTTAACAATCACAGCAACAACTCATGCGGGGGTAGGAAACTGCCCCCAACCTTGAAAATAAATGTGTACATTATGCTCAGACTGTGATATAATATACACATTATTTGGTTATGGATACGCAATACAATATGAAATTTTATACTAGTGTCTCTCGTTATGGCAACAACCTACTTTACCGTGGATATGAAAACGGCTTAAAAGTTCAAAAGAAAGTCAAATACCAACCTACTCTTTTTGTAGCAACTCCTAAAGGCGATTGGAAATCAATCGATGGCATTCCTTGTGCTCCTGTGATGATGGATTCTATGCGAGATTCTAAGGAATGGATTCAAACAAACAAAGATACTGCAGGTAGACAAATCTTTGGTAATGACAAATACATACCTGCATTCATCAACGATGAGTTCCCTGGCGATATTGAATTTAATCGTAATCAGATTAATGTAAGTACAATCGATATCGAGGTTGCATCTGACGAAGGCTTTCCACAGCCAGAAGAAGCTAACTATCCTATCATTTCAATATGCCTTAAGAACAATATTGATAACACGTATTACGTCTGGGGTCTTAATGACTACGATGTAGATGCTTCCGTTATGACTACTCATCGTGTGGTTTATCAGAAGTGCGACTCAGAGTTACAGTTAATGCATGCGTTTATCGCACATTGGTCGACTCCATCACATACTCCAGATGTTATTACTGGCTGGAACGTGCGCTTCTTTGATATTCCATATATTGTCAATCGTTGTCTTAAGTTATTCAGCGAAGATGTGGTAAAGCGATTAAGTCCCTGGGGGTTGGTCGATCAGCAAAACATTACTCAGATGGGGCGTACTCAACAAGCATATGATCTCAAAGGTATTGCAACTGCTGATTACCTAGAGCTATTCCAGAAGTATACCTACACCGCTCAGGAATCTTATCGCCTAGATCATATTGCTAATGTAACACTTGGCGAAAAGAAACTATCTTACGAAGAGCATGGTTCACTCCATACTCTCTATCTCCATGATCATCAAAAGTTTATTGACTATAACATCAAAGATGTGGAGTTAGTAGAACGCATGGAAGATAAGCTAGGTTTGATTACGCTTATGATGACAATGGCTTACAAAGGTGGTGTTAACTACTCGGATACTTTCGGCGTTACTGGAATCTGGGAGTCAATCATTTATCGCCATCTGTGGAAAAAGAAGGTTGCTATTCCATTCTATTCTGAGAAGATGAAGTCTGCATATCCTGGTGGTTACGTTAAAGAACCTCATGTTGGATTGCACGACTACGTAGTATCTTTCGATTTAAACTCACTATATCCATCACTCATTATGCAATATAATATGTCAACAGAAACTATTGCAAATGGTGAAACTGTCGGCATCGATATTGATAAGATACTCGAAGGTTACACGTTTGACAATAGGGGTAAAGCAACTGGTGCCTCTGGTCAATTATTCAACGTCGATAAGAAAGGTGTATTCCCTACTCTCGTTGATAGCATGTACAGTGAACGTGTCATTATTAAGAAACACATGTTGGATGCAGAAAAGGAATTGCAGAAAGTAGACCCTGCAGAAAAGCAACAAGTATACGATATTGAACGTCGGATTGCAGTAGCTGAAAATCAACAGATGGCTATCAAAATTCTACTCAACTCACTCTATGGTGCTCTTGGTAATCGTTACTTCAGATTCTTTGATCAGCGTATTGCTGAGGCTATTACATTATCTGGTCAGCTAACTATTCGGTGGGCAGAGGTTGCTATTAATGGTTACCTCAATAAAATCATGAACACTAACAAAGATTACGTTATTGCAATTGACACTGACTCACTCTATGTTAACCTTGGCGATCTTGTTGAAAAGGTCAATCCTAAAAATCCAATTGACTTTCTTGATACTGTCGCGCAAGAAAAGCTCGAACCAGTTCTCAAAGATGCTTATGATGAGTTATACAAGCGCATGGGTGGTATTGAAAACAGAATGGTTATGAAACGAGAAGCTATCGCAGATCGTGGCATATGGACAGCTAAGAAACGATACATTCTAAATGTACACGATAACGAAGGTGTGCGATACAAAGAACCTAAACTAAAAATCATGGGCATTGAGGCCATCAAATCTTCAACACCAGCACCATGCCGTGACGCACTCAAAGCGTTATTCAAAGTTATTATGAAAGGTAACGAACGCGATACGCAGATGGCAGTACAGCAATTCAAAGAATACTTTTGCTCTCTACCAGCTCACGAAGTCGCATTCCCTCGTGGTGTATCCAAAGTTAATGAATATGCAGACAGTGCTACAATCTATCGTAAAGGTACTCCAATCCATGTTCGTGCTGCGTTGATGCATAATCGTCAGCTCAAAGTTCATTCGCTAACCAAACGATACGAACCAATCAAAAACGGTGAGAAGATTAAGTTTGTCTATCTCAAAGTTCCTAATCCAATCAAAGAAAACGTGATCGGATTTAACCAGTATTTGCCAAAAGAGTTTGCATTGGATAAATACATTGACTATGAAACTCAATTCCAGAAAACATTCCTACAGCCAGTTGAACCAATATTCAAAGCAGTTGGTTGGTCGACAGAAGAAGTGCAATCTTTGGAAGATTTTTTTGGCTAAGGGGTTTACATTTAACCAAAAGTATGATATAATAGACCATATTAATAACGGAGAAAACAATGAAAGAAGTAAAACTAATCAGACTAGTATCAGGCGAAGAAGTACTTGGCGACATTACAGAATCACGTGATGGATATCTAGTAAAAGAAGCATATGTTCTTATTCCAGGTGGTGAAGGCAAGATCGCCTTTATGCCATTCCAACCATATTGCAAGGTTGCTGAAAAGGGCGTAACAATTAAGAATGAACATGTACTGTTTGTAACCGAACCTGTTGATGAACTAGCTGATCAAATTAAAGGCCAGAGTTCTGTAATCGATACATCAGCTGCACCATCAACATCAGGAATTATAGTATGAGCAAAGACTGGGTAAGTGATATAAATGAAATGCATTCCAAGTATGGTGTGCATGAATGGGTTAAGAATAACCCTGATAAACTCAAAGAGTTTCTTGACTTTCGTCTAAAGTTTCTCTATGAAGAAGCTAACGAAACATCAATTGCTGTTGATGCACGTGATGCTGAAGAAATCGTCGATGGCTTAATTGATGTATGTGTTATTGCAATCGGTTCTCTTGATGCTTTCGGTGTTGATCCTTATAAAGCATGGGATGCTGTACATAAAGCAAACATGGCAAAAGTAATTGGTGTAAAGGAGAGCAGACCTAATCCACTCGGTTTGCCAGATCTAGTAAAGCCTGAAGGTTGGGAAAATCCATCACACAGTGACAACCATGGTCTCTTTAACGATATTTAATAGCATATATGATAACAAAACCGTCAAGAGAATGGATTACGATTCTTTTGACGACTTTGAAAAAGTATTATATCGTTTAGCAAACGGTGAGAAGTATCAGAAGAAGACTGATGCACCCCTTATCTCACCCGCTACATATAAGACCGGAACCACCCGAGCAAACGCTAACGTAACTGCTTGGGGTGGCTTCGGCATTGTTGATGTTGATGATTATGAAGGATCAATTGAGAATATTCATGATAAGTATTCTAACTATAAGTACGTTTGTTATTCAACTGCTAGCTCGACTAAAGAGCATCCAAAGTTTCGTTTGGTATTTCCATTAACAGAACAAGTACCAGCGGATAAGATCAAGCATTTTTGGCATGCACTCAATAAAGAGATTGGTGATATTGCTGACGCACAAACTAAAGATCTGAGCCGTATGTACTATGTGCCATCTAAATACAAAGATGCGTATAACTTTATATTTACGCATGATGGTGAGCTGATGGATCCAAAAGTATTAATGGAAAAGCATCGCTACGTGGTTAAATCAGATTCATTCTTTGATAGACTACCAGAAGCTATTAAGAAAGGATTGCTAGAGCATAAGAAGAACCAGCTCAATAACACAAACTATAGTTGGACTGGCTTTGCCGATTGTCCATTTGTAAACAAGAAGCAAGTGGAAGACTATAAGGCAATTACTGGCGGTGGTTGGTATTTACAGATGTATAAGATCATGGTATCAACAGCTGGTAATGCAATGCAACGAGGGTATCCTATTACTGCACGAGAGATTGCTTGGATATGCCAAGACCTTGATAACCAAACTGGTAGCTGGTATGGCAAACGCGATATGGTCAAAGAAGCAGAACGCGCAATTGAATTTTGCTTTAGAAATACGCTATAAATAATACTGGGTAGTCCACATAGAGACTCGCATTGGTTCATGCGTTAAAAGAATCGTAAAATCCAGAACAAGAGGATAATACGATGACTGTAGAACTAACTTACAGAGGCGTATCGTACACCAAGAAATTTAAAAAGAGTGCCGGTGTAGAAACAGCTTCGAAATAACCAACATAGGTGTAAGGATAAATTTTAAGGGCCAAGGATGGCTTTCAATATAGGAAAAAAATAATGATAGAAATGATTGGAACACAAGTTTTAGTAACAGAAGCAACTCAAGAAAACACCTCAGCTGGTGGTATTATCTTGCAAGGCGCTGTAAGTAAAGCTGCAAAACCTGGATTGGTGTTAGCAGTAGGTCCAGATGCTACTCATCTTAAAGCAGGCGATAGAGTATTTCTTAAATGGCACGAATCAATGGCGGTAGATGTAGACAATAAAGCTGCAGCAATTATCGATATGGCTCATATCTTGGCGGTACATAATGTATAGCTATAAAGTTGATGTAACACGAGTAGTCGATGGTGATACAGTCGATGTCGATATAGACCTAGGCTTTGGAATGACTTACAAAAAACAAAGAGTTAGACTAATGGGCATGGATACACCTGAATCCAGAACACGTGATCTAGAAGAAAAGTTTTATGGTAAAGAATCTAAAAAGTTTTTAGAAACACTATTGATGAAGTGTGATGTAATGTTAGTGTCTCACGAAAAAGGCAAGTTCGGCCGTATCCTTGGTGAACTATTCATTTATGGAAACATGGACCGATCGGTAAACCAAATGATGATTGATAACTATCATGCAGTTCCATACTTTGGTGGAAACAAACTTTTAACAGAACAGGCACATTTGGATAACCGAAAACTTTTAAACGAAAGTGGCATAAAGTTCTAAAAAACCCTGTACATTTGGTCTTAATTGTTGTATAATATACCTTTAAATTATGGAGTATTCCTATGAAAGAATCACTAAAAGTCTTGCAAGAATGCGCAGAACTTCAAACTAAAAAATCTAATGATTACCAGAATCCAAACTCCAGAATAAAGCAATCTGATTATTACCCACGTGGTGTTGCTTCTATTCTTGATATTATTCAAGCTAAAACTCTACGTCTATACAGCGTAATTGAAGCTATGGAATCAGACCCTGAGTACAATCCAAACTTTGAATCTATTGAAGACTCTGGTAAAGATCTTATTAACTATGCATCGTTCTTGGTTGCATATGCTCGTGGTGGTATTGAAGGCCAGTCTGACGATACAGATTTTCTTAACCGGAGCAAGTAATGACTTTAGAAATTGATCAAATCCGCACCTACTTTCGCAATGAACTAGAGAATGAAAACTTTACAACTGATCGTAATGGTGGTAAAACTATTGAATTGATTGGTGCATCTTTTTACGCAGACGAACCAGCTATCTTTGGTACTCCTAACGAAGAGTATATTCAAGCTGAGTTGGATTGGTACGATAGTCAATCTACTAATATCAATGATATCTACGTAGACCGTGATCCACCGCAAGCTTGGCAGATGACTGGTAATCGACACGGTGAGATTAATTCTAATTATGGCTATCTAATCTATTCAGAAGGTAATGGTAATCAATACCAAAACGTTCTTGATGAGCTATGTAAAAATCCAGACTCGCGCCGCGCATCGATGGTGTATCAGCGTCCGTCTATATGGACTGATTACAATGAAAATGGCAAGAATGACTTTATTTGTACTAACTCTGTGACTTACTATATAAGAGATGGTAAGCTAGATTGCGTAGTTCAAATGAGATCTAATGATGTTATCTTCGGCTATCGTAATGATTACGCGTGGCAGCGACACGTGCAGTGCCAATTAGCAGATGATCTAAATAAATGTACATATGTCAAACCTGGTAGAATCATTTGGCAAGTACAAAACTTACACGTCTATGACAGACACTTTGATTTGGTGAAATAATGAGCGAATTTTATAACTGGGGCGTAAGCAAACATTACCGATGGGATAAGCGATATCTAAATCTTGCTGGCCATATTGCTACTTGGTCAAAAGATCCATCTAAAAAAGTAGGTGCAATTGCTGTAGGTTCAAAGGGGCAAGTATTAGCTCAAGGGTATAATGGTTTTCCTAGAAAGATCAATGATTCTGCAGTACTATATAGTAATAAGGAAAGCAAATACGAACGTGTAGTTCACGCTGAAATGAACTGTATATATAATGCTACCTACAACGGAACGTCGCTGGACGGTTCTACAATGTATATCCACGGTTTGCCAGTTTGTTCAGAGTGCGCCAAGGGTATTATCCAGGTAGGCGTTAAGCGAGTAGTTACAACAGCGATAGATGAAGCGACACCAGAAAAATGGATCAAATCTACAGAATTAACTAAACAATTATTTATGGAGGCCGGAGTCATTTACGACTTTATTGCATAATTATGGAACATTTAATCATACCAACTTTAGGTAGAATCAATAAGCAAAAGACTTATAATAACCTACCAGAGAAATGGCAAAAACGAGTTAGCTTCGTAGTTCAACCACACGAAGCTGCACAAATGAAAGCACTTTATGGAAGTAAGGTATTAGTCTTACCGCCAGAAATCAAAGGATTATCGCCAACAAGGCAATGGATATGGGATACGTTCTATGGTACACGGCATATGGTGCTTGATGACGATATGGAATACTTTAAGTACAAAGGTCCAGCACCAGAACATCTTGATACCAAATGGGAAACACGAGATATGTCTGACGCTGAGTTCGATGATGCATTTGAGACTTTCAATCGTTGGTGTGATGATGAACAAATCTATCACGGTGGCTTTTCTACATCGTGGGTAGTACCAGATCTTAAGTATTGGCCTCAACAGAATAACGTGCGTATTATGACTAACTCATACTTTGATTCTAAGAATCTACCAAGAAACATTGTATGGGATAAGTTACCAACCTCACAAGATTTCCATGCTAATCTACAGTTACT